TCCACATTCAACACAAGTAATTTCCCATTCTCCATACTCAGTAAGCTTAACTTTCTTAGCTGGTAGCTTACATTTTGGACAATGAGTAGGTTTAGCTAACTGCATTTTTATTCTTTCTCCTCTTATTATGTAATTTGATATGCTCGCTTTTTTTCATTAATATTAAATTCTCAATTCGATTATCTAATTTATTAAAATTTATATGATGCACTTCCTGTCCTTTTGTGATTTTTCCAAATTTCAACATCCAAACATATCTTTGTTCTAAAAACCTCATTCCATCAATATAAATAATCTTATATCCACTTTTATTAATATATCCTCCTTTATAATTATGAGCCCTTTTACCATACATGGGATTCTTCTTTCCAGAAACCCTCTTAGATGCATTCTCACAAAATTGTTTAGAACGTTTTTTACCCTTGCGTGCTTCACTCATTTTCTTAAGTGATCCTTTGGAAAATTTAAAACCAAGTTTTAAGTCAGTATTGTCTCTTGCTTTTAATCCTAATTTCTTAAACCTATCATGAATTGCAGAAGGAGATTTAAACCCAAAATGTTTAGCAATCTTCTTATAATCCCATAACCTTTCAAAGTATAATTTTTTCATTAAATCTAAATCAATTTCTTTTTTATTATGGGGAATAAATCCCTTAGGTGGTGCCATAGAATAATAGCACGAATTGAAGTTTAAAAATCTTTCCTTACTAGTTTATCACAGGTAAATAACAACATGTACAATTAGGATGGTTTGGAACTGGTGGTACTTCATTAAGACTCCATTCTTTACTTACCCCACCTGGAACCCCACCATAAGCAGTAGAACATGTCCCATCAGGGTCTTTACCTATTAACACCTGAACTTTTTTGACTACACCAGAATATCTATATGATTCTAAATTACCTAAAGAAACAGCACGCATTACCTCAGAACGAGCAATAGTAATAGATCTATTTTTATAAATTTGTTCAACACTACCCTTCATAGTATCTAATCTTCTAGCAATTTCATTAATACCTTCTCCTTCTAATACTCCTAATCTAATCTGAGTTTTAGCTCTTTGTGCAACTTCACTAAATGCACCCTCAACTAAATCAACATTCATCTTTTCTAAGAATAATAAAGTTTCTTGATTAATAGCAATTTTAGAAAAGGCCATACCTAGTTCTACTTCTGCAACATCGATTCCATAATTATAACTTTCAGTAGCATACTTTCTTCCAACATCTTTAGATCTAATCATAAATGTTCTCCTTATCTCTTCCATATCTTCTATCTCTCTCATAGGATCTATTACCTTCATTATTTCTTCATGTTTCTTTTTTCTAAGTAAATGATTAGCACCAATCTTAATAACTACTTCTTTTAGATCATCAATATAATGAATTAATAAAGAATTTAAATCGTTAGCATAATCTTTTATAATCCTATTAATGTGTGGTCCATACTTAGTATCTATTTTCTTAGGTTGTTGTGAAACAGACTTACCAAACAAACCCCCATTATGATTAAACACTTTTCTAAAATAGTTTTTGAATTTATAATTACCTTTAATCTTTTTGGTTTCTCTACCTGCACCTACACCTTGCATTTGACTTTGATCTAATTCTTCTTTATCTGCTCCACCTTCTCCAGGTTTAAATTGTCCAGCACCCATGGAAGGAATAATATCATCACCATCTTCTATTGCTTGGAAGCCCAACATCTCTCTTCTTTCATTAATTGTTAAAACATCAGAAAGCATTTGAACAATCTTAGCTTCTCTTTCTTCATCTCTTTTATTACTTCTTTTAAATCTAAATTTGATTGCATCAAAACCAAATCTACTTATAATCATATCATTAATAATATTTTCAATAAATGTTCTAATGAAATTAATATCTTCATCGAACTCTGCAAGTTCTACATCTGCACCCCACCCACTTGATTCTCCAGGTAAAAAAACACTTCCTGCAGGCACACCCATTCCAACTAAAATTTCTATTCTGTTTGTTACAATATAATCTTTATAGGCCATCTCAGAACTCATTTCTATAGGAGTATAAGTTATCTGATCTTTAGTTCCCCTAATTAAAAAATCATTCCATGCCTTCTTACTTCCTTCTTTAATCATATCAACATTTTTCTTATAAGCTGGTTCATCCATATCAAAGAACCATATCCCTTTAGGTTTTTGATTTACAAAAAGTGAGTTAGCAAAACCCTGTGCAAACATTCTTCCAGCAGAGGCTTTCATAATAGAACGAACTAAACTCATTCCATATTTTCTTGATCCTTGAGCATACATGTTTCTATGTATAATTTCATCAGCTTCAAATTCAGCAACCTTCTTATCACCTTGTATTTGTAAATATTTTTCTATCTTACCTGACTTACCTTCTTTACTTTGTTCTAATTTAATTCTCATATCTTCCCAATCTAAAACATAAAGTTCTCCTGGTACTCCGCCTTGTGTAGTTATAACTTCTAAATAAATTTCATCAGCAGTAACTAAACTTAATAACATTTTAAATAGAACTCCATCGAAATTAATCTGCTCTCCTGTTTCTTCTATAGATCCGCCAGCAGTTTTAGTAAACTCTTCAAACTGTTCTGCTTGAGATTCTGCATCAGGTTTATCTTGCATAGGTTCAATACTCCAACCACCAGCCATAACTTTCTGTGCCTTCTTATTAATCGCTGCTCTTATTATTGGATCTTCAAGAGCATAAGCATAAATTAAGAACGGATCAAAATTTAACTTTAATCCTTCAGTTGCAGTAAAGCCTGTTATTTGACTCTTGGCTTCTTTAGCTTTTCCTTTAGAAGTCTTTTCTAATTTAGGATCCTTAGACATTTTCTTTATTTTAAAGAGTATTATCTACTATATATTATTTTCGTTTTATAAAAACTCCATCAAGACATCCCTATCTTCTTTTAATCCCATAGCTGCATATCTTATAGCATCCATCAAGTGATCATCTACTTTAAGAGGTTTCTCATCCTCAGGTTTCTCTTCTTTCTTATCTTTATATCTATATCTTTCAAACTCCATTATTGTATTCCTGCATTTCTCATTAACAAACAATCTAGGTTTCTTATCTGCTTGAATATTTAATCTAGCACTAACTTCACTTATTCCTGGGACAACATCATTAATAGCTTTCTTAATTCTTAATCCGGATCTGTTTAAATCTTCTATAAACTCCGGCTCTGATGGATCACCATAAGCTTGTGTATATTTATATTTCTCTTTAAGTTGTATTAAAACAGACCTAAGGTTATCTATTAACATTTGTTTTTCATATACTTCATCAATAAGCCACATCCTTTTATCTGAATCTACACCTACAACTGTTATCGCAGTTGGATTTGTATAACCCCAATCTATTCCAACAATAACATCTTTAAACTGTTTAGGAATTTCTTTAACAATATGAACTGATCTGCTGAACTCAGGATAAACCATACCTTCAAACCCTACAAACTTACCTTCAATCTCTTGCTGTGCAAACCTTCCTGCATATTCTGTTTCCATTGTACTAATATATCCTTTAGGAAGATGGGTATTAAGTTTTGAACTGCTTGCAACATAATAGAAATCCTTTCCAGGTTTCTCTACAAACTTTTTATATATCCAATTAAAACCCTTAGGTGTAGTTGTGATCCAACCAGTTAATGGTGATTCTTTTTGTCTTAACCTTCCTACCAAAACTCTCCAAGCATATTCAGGCACACCTCTTGCTTCATCAATCCAGAACCAACCTATTTCAATATTCCTTAATCTATCAATGGCTTTCTCATCTTCACAATTTCTAAATAAAATCTCTGCACCATTAATTAATTTAACACTTTGATCTGATCTACTATTATCTTCAATAAGACTTTTAGGACAATATTTAAAGAATGCCCTCATAGTCGAGTCTTTAAGAATTTTATATGTTGGTGCTAGAATAAATCCTAAACTCTCTGGATTAGTCCATGCTGTATAAAGTGCTTCATAAACTCCTGCATGCGTCTTGCCAGAACCTAACCCACCTATATATCCTTTAAACTTATTAAGATCATAATGAAATTCATTCTGTTTTGGCAGTGGATTGTAGCTTAGACTCTTGAAGAAGTTTATCTTTTGTATCTTTATGTTTGTGACCATGTTCGATTATAAAATTAAATTTAGCAATAAGCTCTTCCTTTCTTTCAACAACTTCATGCCTTTCAGTAGGTTTAGGAATAACACTTAGTTCTTGTAAATCTTTGATGTTCTTGCTTTCTATATCATCTATCTTTGCCAGGGTTATTACCTGTTCCTTTGAATCTTTAGTTTTATCATAAGCAGACCATAGTTTTTGTAAGACCTTATTCCTGGTATTAATAATTTTAAATAATATATTTCTTACATCTAATTCCTTAATCTGTTTAAATCCTGTTTCCCTTATCTTACCAATATCTCTCCAGATGGTTCTATCTTGCCAACCAAGTATTTTAGCAATTTCTTTAACAGTATAGTTTCTTAAGAAAAATAACTCAGCTACCTTCTTCTGTCTATTGATTACAATATCCTTGGCTTTTGTGACTTTTTGCGACATCTTTTATGGCTCATAATTTAAACATTTAGCCTGCTCTCCTGTGTAAGATTCCCATCTATCTATTATTACTTGACAGTAAAGATTATCTATTTCCATCATGTAACAAGTCCTCAGGGATTGTTCAGCAGCCATTAAGGTACTTCCTGATCCACCAAACACATCTAAAATTATTGCATTTGGTTTAGAACTGTTAATTATTGCCCTTTCAATTAATTCTAATGGTTTCATTGTTGGATGTAAATCTGAATTATTTGGTTTTTTATATTCCCATACATCAGATTGTGTTCTATCCTTCAATGG